GAATTGAAATCTCAAAACGGTCTTATGATATTTTGGTGAACCAGATTGGTTTTCCTGCTGAAGATATCATTTTCGACTTGAATATTTTCCCGGTAGCTACAGGGATGGATGAGCACAGGAAAAATGCCATCGACTTTATAGAAGCTACCCGATGGGTGAGACAAAACCTTCCTTATGCTTCTGTAAGTGGAGGAGTGAGTAATGTTTCTTTCTCATTCCGTGGAAATGATACCGTAAGGGAAGCTATGCATTCAGTATTTCTTTATCATGCCATCCAGGCAGGAATGAACATTGGAATTGTAAACCCTGCAATGCTGGAAGTGTATGATGAAATCAATAAAGAACTTCTGGAGCTTGTAGAAGATGTTATTCTTGATAAGAGAGAAGATGCTACAGAAAGACTTCTTGATTATTCCGAAAAACATAAGTCGGTAAAAAAAGAAAAAACAGAAGATTTAGAATGGCGAAACAATCCTTTGCAGGAAAGAATTACGTATGCATTGGTAAAAGGGATTGACCGTTTTATTGAAGAAGATGTAGAAGAAGCAAGACAGGCCGCTGAAAAACCCCTTCATGTCATAGAAATTAATCTGATGACAGGAATGGGAGTGGTAGGAGATTTATTTGGAAGTGGAAAAATGTTCCTTCCGCAAGTAGTAAAGTCAGCAAGAGTAATGAAAAAAGCAGTTGCTTATTTACAACCTTATATTGAAGCTGAAAAAGATGGTTCAAGACCTGCCAATGGAAAGATTCTAATGGCAACAGTAAAAGGAGACGTTCATGATATCGGTAAAAATATTGTAAGTGTAGTGTTAGGCTGTAACAATTATGAAATCGTTGATCTTGGAGTGATGGTACCTGCCGAAAAGATTATTCAGACAGCCATTGCAGAAAAAGTAGATGTCATCGGACTAAGTGGGTTAATCACCCCAAGTTTGGATGAAATGGTGTATATCGCTTCTGAATTAGAAAGACAAAACTTGGATTTTCCTTTATTGATTGGGGGAGCTACTACATCAAAAGCACATACTGCCGTGAAAATCGATTTAAAATATAAAAATGCAGTTGTTCACGTGAATGATGCCTCAAGAGCTGTGAATGTAGTAAGTTCATTGTTGGGTGACCGGAATAAAGAATATGTTTCAGATTTAAAGAATGATTATTCAGATTTCAGGGAAAAGTTTCTGAACAGACAGGTTGATAAAGACTATGTATCAATTGAAGAAGCAAGACAAAGTCATTTTACCATTGATTGGGAGAATGAAGAAATTTTTACACCGAATAGCTTAGGTATAAGAGTTTTTGAAAACCAGGATTTGAATGAGCTTCTTCCTTTTATAGACTGGTCACCGTTTTTCAGAAGCTGGGACCTACATGGGAAATATCCGAATATTTTAGAAGATGAGGTAGTAGGGGTTCAGGCTAAAGAATTATTTAAAGATGCTCAGGTTATTTTAAAAAGAATTTTAGATGAAAAACTATTAACGGCAAAAGCGATCTTCGGAATTTTTAAAGCCAACTCCAATGAGTCCGACGATATCTTAATCTTTGATGAGAATAATAATGAGCAGGCTAAATTTTTAACTTTAAGACAGCAGGCTCAAAGATCAAAAGGAAAAGAATATCTGGCTTTAAGTGATTTTATCGCTCCTCAAAGTTCGGGAAAGACAGACTATGTGGGAGCCTTTTGTGTGACTACAGGCTTTGGAACAGATGAATTGTCTGCTGAATATGAAAAAGCCAATGATGATTATAATTCCATCATGGTAAAAGCATTGGCTGACCGTTTTGCAGAAGCCTATGCCGAATTTTTACATAAAAAAGTAAGAACAGAGTACTGGGGCTATGCCAACCAGGAAAGCTTAAGCAATGAAGATCTGATTGCCGAAAAATACAAAGGAGTTCGTCCGGCACCCGGATATCCGGCTTGCCCTGACCATTTGGAAAAGAAAACAATCTGGGATCTTTTAAAAGTAGAAGAAAATATTGGCGTTTACCTTACTGAAAGTTTAGCCATGTTTCCTACAGCTGCTGTTTCCGGATACTATTTCGGAAGCCCGCATGCAAAATATTTCGGTTTAGGAAAAATTACAGAAGACCAGCTTAAAGACTATGCTGCAAGAAGAGGTTGTAGCATTCAGGAAGCAAGAAAGTGGTTGTCACCCAACTTAGCAGATTAAAAAAAGTTTATAGTTCATGGGTGAGAGTTGATAGTTTGTTTACAAATCAAAACTCTTAGCTATCAACTATCAACCAACAACTAAAATATAACATGAAGATAACAGAACACATTAAAAACGCAAATGGAAAAACTTTATTCTCCTTAGAAGTTGTTCCACCACAGAAAGGAATCGGTATTGAAGATCTGTATACGAACATAGATCCGCTGATGGAATTCAAACCTCCGTTCATTGATGTTACCACTTCAAGAGAGGAATATATCTATCTCGATAAAGGAAATGGCCTGATGGAACGTCGTATTACAAGAATGCGACCTGGAACATTGGGAATCTGTGCAGCTATTCAGCATAAATATAATGTAGATACCGTGCCACATTTATTGTGTGGAGGATTTACAAAAGAAGAAACAGAATATCTTTTGGTAGACTGTATGTATCTTGGAATAGATAATGTTATGGCATTAAGGGGAGATGCAATGAAAGGACATCAGTATTTTGAACCTACCCAGGGAGGGCATGCCAGTGCTATGGATCTCGTGAACCAGATTAATAACCTGGGAAGAGGGAAGTACCTTCATGATGAAGATCAGATTTGTGATGAACTTAATAAATTCTGCATAGGAGTGGCTGGTTATCCCGAAAAACATATGGAGGCACCTTCCATGAATTATGATCTGAAGTGGCTCAAGGAGAAAGTAGATGCCGGAGCAGATTATATTGTAACTCAAATGTTCTTTGACAATAAAAAGTATATTGAATTCGTTCAGAAAGCAAGAGAAATGGGAATTACCGTTCCTATTATTCCGGGAATTAAACCTATTGCAACAAAGAAGCATCTGAAAATTCTCCCGCAGGTATTTAAAATAGACCTTCCGGAAGAACTGATCACAGCTGTGGAAAATGCCAAGAATAATGAAGCTGTAAAGCAGATAGGAGTAGAATGGGCAATTGCCCAATGCAGAGAACTGCTGGATTTTGGAGTTCCTGTTTTACACTTTTACTCAATGGGGAAAAGTGATAATATAAAGAAAATTGCTAGTGAGTTGTTTTAAGTGCTTTGTTTAAAGGGTTTGTACTTAATTTAAATTGTCCTTAATTTTAATTTACACCATTTAAATAGTTAAAAAATATTTAAAAAAATGTATTTTTGTTCAGACATTTTTCAGACATTTTTCAAATGGAAATAGAAATAAAACTAGACAAAGGCAAGTTAAGAAAAAAAGGGCATCCAATTATCATAAGTATTTTTGTTAGCAAAAATGATAGACAATACCCAGTAACCGGGTATTATTCAATACCTGAAGATTGGAATGATCAGAAAAATATTCCAAAGAGTTCGCATCCGTTATATCATGGTTTGATGGAATTTGTGCACAAAGCCAATATGAAAATTAATAAGATTATTGAAAGAAAAAGTTTGATGTCATCTGAAGAGATAAAGAATTTTATACTGAATGACAATCCGGACTCTCTGGTTAAATTCTGGGTTAAATATGTCGAAGAAATAAGGAAAAACGGCAGTGAAGGGAATGCAAAAACTTACGAGGATAGATTAAAAGCCTTGACATCATTTAGATCAGAAGTTCTGTTTAAAGAAGTAACATACGATTTTTTAGTAAAGTATAAAGAATTTCATTTTTCAAAAAGAACTAAATCAGGTAAAAAATCGGTTTCAAACAATACTATGACATTGTATTTAAAAACAATGAAAACAGTAATAAAAGAAGCTAAAAAAAGGCGACTTTATATTCCGGAAGATTCATATGATCCTTTTGACGGTATATATCCAAAATCGACACCAACCAAGGATAAATATCTAAGCATAAATGAAATGAGGATGATTATAAAATTTGATTATAAGCATAAGTTTTATGACTTCTTTGTTCTTTGTTTCTTACTTGGTGGTATCGATTATATTGATCTTAAAAATTTGACATATGATCATGTTAAAAATGGAAGGGTGGTTTTTGAAAGGTTTAAAGGTGGAACCCATGAGGTAATCAATAATTATATATTCCCCCATGCCTGGGTTATTTTAGAAAAATATAAGGACGAAAGTGGTTACTTACTGCCAATTCACAAATTAGAAAAAGAAAGGTTTCAATTCAGAGACTGCTATATGCATAAAATAAGACGGTGGATTAAAAGTATAGGTATTGATTCATATGTTTCAACAAAAACGCCCCGATACACATTCATTAATATAGGTAAGCAGCTACTGTTAAGCCGTGATATTATTATGGAGTTAACGGGACATTCTCATGGTGATGTACATTCAATATATGAAGGTAAATACCCAGATCATGTAAAAGATGAAGTTCATCGAAAAATAATAGATTCTGTGTTTCCTGATTGGATGAATGATATTAAGTAATAAAAAATGCCCCGGTTGGGGCTTTATTTTTACCAGTTATCATCTGTTTTAGTGTATTTAGAAATGTCAAAAATATCATTAAAAGTATAATTTAGTACTTCTGAATCTCTCTTTAAAAATCCATTCTTAAACTCATTTGATCCTCTTTTTAATGCTACTTCTTCTAAATTGTTTCTGGTTTGAACATCACTCATTGTAGCAATTGACAAGTAGGAAAAGTCATACATAATATTATTTACTGTTACCCTATATTTCCCTTCTTTTAAATCAATCGTAACGCCGCCAATGAAAACGCCATTTCCTATATACATAGACATGTTTCCTGGGCTATATCCCATATCTCTATACTTGACTTTTAGATCTTTAAATTTTAGTGTTATAGTATTGTCGTTATTGGAAATGTCATAAAAATAGGATACCGTTTTGAGTTTGGCTAAAATTTGTTCAGGCGAATAATTTGTCTCATATATTTTTTGCCATGAAACTTTATTATTTTTTGCAATAAAATTATCTTTTTGCGCAAAGGATAAGAAAGGAATAAACAGTAAGATGTAAATTAAATTTTTCATGATTAATTTTTAAAACAAATATATAAATTTAAAAAAGTTCAAAAATTACGGAAAGCCATAATGTAAATTTATCTTACAATCTATTATACCTTACGGAAGCATTTACAATTGCAATTGTTTTTATTTTTGAGAGCAAAATGTCTTTAGGTTCATGATGTTGATTATATGAAACTAACTGTATATAATCAGCCCCAATGTTAGATTTTTTTACATATTTAATTACTTTAAATTCTGATAATTCATCTTCTCCATAATATTCAACATAATACATTTCTCCATATATTATATCTAGTCTATTAATAATTTTTAAAGCAACAATGTCTCCCGATTTTAAAAGCGGATACATTGAGTCTCCTGTCATAAAAATAGCGCCATCACTTTTAGGTAGATTCGGAATGCTTAAGTAACTTAATACATTACCTTTCTCTGAACCTCCAAAAATTTCTAATAATCCTAATGTTGCAGTAGAATCATATACTGGCACTGTTTGTATATCAAAAACAGGATCAATTGTCTTCCTGTTTCCTTTTACTCGATCTATTAAATCAATTGGGACTTCTGTTGGTTTAGTATTTAAATGCGAAAAATCAGTGTATTTGTCGAAGAAGAAATCTACTGATTTTGGTATTGTGTTTATATCGCCCTCCCAATTTTGAACAGTTCTCATTGAAACACCAATCTCATTTGCTAATTGAGTCTGTGTTAATTTTAATTCTTTTCTTTTATTTCTTAATTCTTTTCCATTCATAATCAGAAAGTTACTATTAAAATACGAAAATTATTCATATTTTATTTGTAAATACGAAAAATCGGTGTATATTTGTATCAGTATTACAACGAGATGCAAATGTAAATAAAAATCTCACTACTAAAAAATAGTAATAATACGGTAATTAATAAAAATAAAATAACATATGGCAGTATTACAAAATGGAAAGCCAATTAGTGAAGATCTTTCAAAATTTTTAAGAAGCTTCACCGGACCAAAGGACATGGCTGACGTAAGTATGGACACTGATGTTAGCATCTCAACTATTAGAGATGTGAAGCACAGGAGAAATAATATCTCTGAAGAAAATAAAAAAGCAATCTTAAAACTAATTCAAAGAGCTGTATATAATGCAGATGGAAAAATAAAAGAGGCTAAAGATGGCAAGAAAAAAGTGAAACAAATTATAGACTGTATTTAACATGGATAATATGATAAAAATTCCAGAAGGTTACGTTTTAGTACCCGTTATATGGGCGGAGCGTTATTTTAATAGGTCTTTTTGGTTAGATATTCAAGAACCTACAATAAAGGAAATTTCAGAATACTTAGAAATTAGTATTGAGAAAGTAAAAAAAGACTTAAGAAATATTGATTGCCCGCTTAGAACATCTCATAAAGGTAAATCAGGGAGAGGTAACCAGAGTAAATTCCACAAGTATTCGGTAGAGGAATACAAAAACTGGATTAGAAAATAAAATGAGCCACCTCGGCAAAGGTGACTCGGTCAAATCAAAGTAACTCCGTTAAAAATTACAACATGGCAAATTTAACAAAAAAAAGAATTCTAGGAAAGGAAATTAAAAAGTCTGAGTTCTACAGACGCAATGTCGCGAGAACTTATAGAGAGATGATTTTTGGTTGGGTGAATTTGGAGGGTGGAGAAAGAATCAAAGTAGAGTATGGGAAGTATTATATAATTAATAAGGAAGGAGAGAGGTCCGGAATTATTTTGAATACTAACCCAGGACATAAGATCATAAAGAGATTAATTGCGAGATGGTTTTCGACTTATCGTAAAGGATCAAAGGGCGGACAGATGCATCATGTTGAGTATTGGAAGTCTAGAGTATTGGATGGATTGAGAAATATAAATCTCTTTAAGTACTCCGGTATAAGCTTTAAAGAAAACCGGTCTAACTTTTTAAAACTTGCATCATGAGAATTATATTTCTTCTCAAATGCTGGTTTCTACAGCAGTTTATACACGTAATCGAATATTTACTTAAAAAACAATAATCATGAACATAACCGACTACTTGCAAAAACCAATTGCCGAAAGAAAACAAATTATTTCTGAACCGGTAGGGATTAAAGATCAGTTTTGGTTGGAAAGACTTAAAACGGCTTTTAAATTTTCTAATCCATTGGCTGTTTCGCTACATCAAACACTAGTAGAAGAATACTGGACCCTTAAAAAATATGCAGCATGACAGTATCAGTTACAATCATAGTAGAGAATCAAGGCGGTATCTGGTATGTAAACCACAAGCGCCTTGGACATGATAAGCTTTCCGAGATGGAAACTACGGCACTAAACGAATTTATCAAAGAATTTAAACAATCAAAATAGCATTAAATGGAAACATTAAAAATTCAAATCCCTGAGGGCTTTCAAGTGGAAAGCTTTGACAAAGTAACTGGAGAAGTAAAGCTTTCTCCAAAGCCTAAAAACATAATGGAGGTTATCAAAACTTTCTCAGATGTTCTGAAACATTTAAAAATTGACGAAGATTGGTTTGAAGAAAACAATGATGGATTATCTGGTGACGAAATTGCTTATCGCCAAGTTAAGCTAATTGTAAAAACTTTAAATGAGGGATGGGTTCCGGACTGGACAAATTCAAATGAAACCAAATATTATCCATGGTTCAAAATGGGTTCTTCTTCTGGTTCGGGGTTTTCGTGTCGCGTCTGCGTTGGCTGGGATTCGCATTCGCTTTTCGGCTCTCGCCTTTGCTTTAAAAGTAGAGATCTTGCAGAATATGCGGGAGAACAATTTACTGAAATTTATAAAAAATACATGACCATTTAAAATACAACAACATGAAAATTACAGAAAAAGTAAAAAGCTTTGAAGACGCTTGTCAAATATTGGGGATTGAGTCAAATATACCACAGGTAGAAATGTTACCTGAAAACCATCAAAAAGCAATTATCGCTCATTATAAACTCGTGATTATAGCTCAGGCTTTAAACGAAGGGTGGAAACCAAATTGGGATGATGATGATGAATATAAATATTATCCTTGGTTTGATATGGAAGGTTCTTCTTCGGGTTCGGGGTTTTCGTGTGACGGCTTCGTTGACTGGGGTTCGCTTTCGGATGTCGGCTCTCGCCTTTGCTTTAAAAGTAGAGAGCTTGCGAGATACATTGGGGAAACATTCGTTGATCTGTACCGAGAATACTTTGTTTTAGATTAAAAATACCGGTTGTGTGATGTCATAGTTGTAGTTCTTCTTCAGGTTCAGAGTTTTCGTGTAACGACTACGATAACTGGAATTCGAATTCGAATATCGGCTCTCGATTTTGTAAAGTAATTACATCACAAACCATACCTCTTGGTAAAAAAGAACAAATTTTCAAAGGCGCTGGTAGCTATTGTGAAAGCGACTTTTTAAAAAGCAAAGGTTATGAAAAGAGTTGGAAATATATATCAACAAATAATAAGTGTCGAAAATTTAATCGAAGCAGATGGAAAGGCACAAAAAGGAAAGTATAAGCAATATGGAGTTATAAGACATAATAGAAATCCTGATCAAAATATTTGGGATCTTCATAAGATGCTAAGAGATAAAAATTACAAGACTTCAAATTATGATGTTTTTAAGGTTTATGAACCAAAGGAAAGAGAGGTATTTAGACTGCCTTATTTTCCAGACCGTATTACACATCACGCTATTATGAATGTCTTGGAACCAATCTTTTTGAAAGTATTTACATCCGATTCTTACAGCTGTATTAAAGGCAAAGGCATTCATGCTGCTTCTTTTGCAGTTCGAAAATCTCTTAAAAATGTAGAAGGAACAAAATACTGTTTAAAATTAGATATTAGAAAGTTTTATCCAAATATTGATCATGACATTCTGAAGTCGCATTTAAGAAGAAAATTTAAGGATAAGGACCTTATTTGGCTTCTGGATGAAATAATTGACAGTGCGCCTGGTTTACCAATTGGTAATTACCTAAGTCAATATTTTGCAAACTTTTATCTGACCTATTTTGATCACTGGATTAAAGAAGCTTTGAAAGTTAAATATTATTTCAGATACGCGGATGATATTGTAATTCTTAGTAATGAAAAGGAAAATCTCCAGCAAATACTAAAAGCTATCAAAGAGTATTTTGAAATACAGTTAAAGCTTGAAGTTAAAGATAACTGGCAAATTTTCCCGGTTGAAAGTAGAGGAATCGATTTCGTTGGATATGTACACTTTCATACACACACTTTGCTTAGAAAATCAATTAAAAAACGATTTGCAAGAATGCTTAAAATAAAACCAAAAAGAGAATCAATCGCCTCTTATTATGGATGGGCAAAACATTGCAATTCAAAACATTTACTTAAAAAGTTACTACTGAAATGAACAGTTTTAAAGAATTTAACATTAAACCAGTGTCAGTTTCTTTTGTAGGTGACAAGGTCAGAATTAATAAAATATTGAACACTGAAATAATTGTTCATGATTATAAAATTAAGGATTCAGAAAAAAAGCCTGGTACAAAATACTTGACATTACAAATAAGTAGAAAGAATGAAAAGGAGGTGGTATTTACAGGGTCAAAAACCTTGATCGATATGATTGAGCAAGTGCCTAAAGAAAAATTTCCATTTACCACAATAATTATTCAAGAAGATCAAATGTTTCAATTCGAATAAAAAAATATGAAATATGGAACCAATAGACTACAGCCGAGGACGGAACAACGCTAATTCTAAACTCGCATTCAAAAAAGTAAAGGATACAATTCCTAAAATGTGGGAGAAGGTTTTAAATGAAGTGGATGGGATTAAATCAACTCAGGAAATTGCAAATATATTACGTGTTCCAATACACACAATATCTGGCCGTTTTTCGGAGCTAAAAGCAAAACAAAAAATCTATCAAACCTCATCGAATAAGATCGGCAGTAAACATTATGCGGTCTATTCAAAAACAATCAATTAATCATGGAAAAACAATCTAAAACACACTTCAGAAAGGTTTACAAATCTGATCACCTTGGGGTTGCAGATCTGGAAGATTATCTGGAAGATGGTAAAAGGCTTGTTTTCAAAATACGAGAAGTTAAACAGGAGTTAGGAGCTACAGTAGCAGGGAAGAAGGGTAATTTCAATATAGCATATTTTGAAGAAAACATCAAGCCTCTAGTATTAAATGCAACTAATGCAGCAGTTTTGAAAGGATTCTCTGGATCATCTTTCGTTGAAGACTGGAAGGGACTATTAATAGAGTTATTTATTGACTCTACAGTGAAAATGAAAGGTGATGTAGTAGGAGGGGTTAGAATAGTAAAAAAGCAGCCCATTATTGATACTGATCTCACAAACGAAATAAACGAATGTAAGGAAGTTTCAGAGCTTGGTAAACTATTCGGTAAAATGTCAAAAGAACAACAACATAAGTACAAAGTATTAGTTACAGAACGAAAAAAAGTATTAGAAAATGTTAAGAGTGCATGATTTTTCAAATTATAAGTTTCGCCCTCATGCTATAGGCAGAATAATGAAAGGACTTCCCACGCCGCTAACGCAAAATCAATCAGAAACATTAGTCGGTCTCATGGAAAAAATACATGTTGGTAAAATTACTGATAAACAAATTGTAACACTTGGAGATTTAATTAAAAAGAGGGATGCGAAACCTGAATTATCTGATGGTGCAAAAACATATCTGAAAACGATTTTTAAGGAAAAAGTTTTTAATAGAAAAAAAGAAGTCCAGAGTAAATATTTATCTAAAGGTATTTCTGTTGAAGAGGAAAATATCAATCAGTATAATGAAGTAAACGGAACTTTTCTAATAAAGAATGAGGTAAGATATGAAAACGATTACTTCGATGGAGAAATGGATATTGAGGAAAATGATGAAATAATTGATTTTAAAAGTTCCTGGGATTATGAGACATTTCCACTTTTTGAAGATGAAGTCCCAAATGAAGACTATGAGTATCAACTTCAGGCTTACATGGATCTTCGCCCAAATGTTAAAGTCGCAAAACTAGTCTATGGGCTTGTTGATACTCCGGATGATTTGATTATTGACGAAAAACGAAGGGCAGCGTGGAAATTAGGTTTCATAGATGGTCTTCCAGAAGATCTTGATGAAGAAATTACTAAAAACATGACTTATTCGGATATTCCGAAAGAAGCAAGGATTAAAGAGTTCATCATTTATAGGGATGAAAAGAAAATATCCCAAATGAAACAAATGATAATCCTCGCAAGAGAATATCTAAACTCACTCAACACAACATTAGCAAAACACTTACAATTAATTTAAAAACAAATAAAAATGAGCAAAATAATAAATGTACGTCTTGAATTAGATAAAATCGATAAATCAAAAATTATAGTAGGCGAAAAAGGGAAGTATCTAAACATTATTGTAGCCGAAAGGAAAGAAACAGATCAATACGGAAATACTCATACTGTATTCATCCAGCAGACTAAAGAAGAACGGGAGGCTAAAGTTGAAAAGGTTTACATGGGCTCCGGAAAAGAGTTTGAGTTTGAAAACGATGTTAAAAACTTGGTTCCGGGTTCGGATGATGACGATTTACCATTCTAGCCATGAAAGATAAAGATGGATACTATATTGGCCGTGATAGCAACGGCATGTTCAAATGGAACGAAAAAAGATTAATCCGAATCGAAAACGACAAAAAGAAAACCAATGAAAAATCCAACGCAAAAATCAAAAGACAGGATAATTGAAGTTTTTGAAAAAGAACTTATCGAAGCTTGTTGTCCGGATGGCAATATCCCAAATTCACGAGTTGCCAAACAAGTTGAAAAAGCTAAAGCAATGGCGGTTCTTAAATACGCTAAAATGCAAAACAGACCGGTAATATATCTACGTCAAGGTCGCTGCCAATTCACTCATGGGTTTGCTCAAAATAAACTCAGAGCAGAGAAAGCAGAGTTTAAATCGGCCAGCAATTCCGCTAAGTACTTAAATATTTCTCTTTACGCCTTAAATAAGCTTAAAGATGAAGGAAAAATAAATCCTATTCAAGTAAATAACAGATTACAATATAGGATAGAAGACCTAAAGATGTTGCAAAATACAGCGCTTATTTTCGCATAATACTGAATCCGGCAAAATTGATGATGTGTAAAAGTCCGGATACTCAGAATAAAATACAGGCTTACCTTGCCTGGTAAATTAAAAATTGATGTTATAAAAGAAGATATGGCAAGACCTACAAAAATTGGGTTGGACTATTTTCCTCTTAATACTAATATAGACTCTGATGATAAGATTGAGCTTGTAGAATCAGAGTTTGGAAGTAAAGGCTTTGCTGTCGTGATAAAGTTGTTTTGTAAAATATACGCTGACAAAGGATACTATTATAGTTGGACTGAGAAAGAAAAGCTTTTGTTTGCTAGGAGGATGGGTGAAACCGTTGGCTTAGTCGATGAAATTGTTAAGAGGTCGGTTAAGTGGGGATTATTTAATGAATCCGTGTTTAATCAGTTTCAGATTCTTACCTCATCTGCAATACAAAGTAGATTTTTAGAGGCAACAAACAGGCGAGAAAAAATTGAAATGTATAAAGAATTACTACTTATTGTAGTTTCTGATTACAAAAACGGAGTTAATGTTAACATTAACTCGATAAATGTCAACATTAGTACACAAAGTAAAGTAAATAAAAGTAAAGTAAATAAAATAAAAGAAAATGTATACAGAGCTTTCGCTCATCTTTCAATTTCTTTTGATGAATTTGAAAAGCTTATAAATTCCGGATATAGTAAAGAGCAGATAGATTCAATACTTAATGATATTGAGAATTACAAGAAGAATAAAAACTATACTTCATTGTATCTGACGGCTATGAAATGGCTTAAGAATAATTTTGAAAAAACCACTACTAAAGAAATCGCAAACCAACAACCTAAAAGAAGAAAACTATGAATGGACTAATACCACCTAACGCAATAGACTTTGAAAGATTGGTAATAGGAACCTGTCTTATCGATAGAAGGGGTTTAGAGGTTGTTTTAAGGATTTTTAAAGACAATGCAGATGTTTTGTACGATCCGAAAAATAAATCGATTTATGAAGCTATTGTGAAGTTAAAGGCAAAGAACCAGCCGGTGGATATGCTTACCGTAATTCAGGAATTGAAAAGACAAAGCGTTTTAGAAACGTCCGGAGGTGATAAATACATCATTGATCTTACAATGGGAGTCAGTTCTTCAGCACACATTGAGTATCATGCTAGGGCGGTTTGGGAGAAGTATTTATTGAGAAAAATGATAGAGGCAGGAAGTATGATGATAAAGAAGGCTTACGACGAAACATTAGATGCGTTTGAAGTGCTTGATTATACTGTGAAGGAGACAAATAAGATTCACAATTATTTAAGCGGCCAGAAACCAATTAAAACTTTTTTTGACGTTCATCAGGAGTTCATTGAATATGTAAAATCCGAGTCGGTTACCGGAGTGCCAATGCCATTTTCTAAACTTCAAGAAGAAAATCAAGGATGGCAAAATTCGGATTTGATAATAATAGCAGCTCGTCCTGGAATGGGTAAAACAGCATTAGCGTTAGAGATAGCTAGATATGCTGCAAAAAAGGATAGCTCTGTTCATTTTTTTTCACTCGAAATGGCTAATGTTCAACTGCATAAAAGGATAGTTTCTAATGAGTTAGGGATCGATTCTAATAGAATAAGAAAGAAAAGATTTACTGAAAAAGATTTGGAACTGATTTTTAATTGCCCTGATTTCGAACATTTACCTCTTTACTATGATGATACAGTTTTTCAGTGGGAGGAAATAAAATCACGTGCTAGAATGTTAGCTAAAGAAAAAAAAACGAAAATGATAATTATTGATTACTTACAATTGATAACAACACGAGAAAAAATGTCAACATATGATAGAGTGACTCATGTTTCAAGAGAGATGAAGTTATTAGCAAAAGAATTAAGTATGCCGGTAATCGCTTTGTCTCAATTATCAAGGGAGGTAGAGAAAAGGCCGGGAAAAAAACCTCAGCTTTCAGACCTTCGGGAATCCGGAGCAATCGAACAAGATGCTGATATTATTATTTTTCCTTACAGGCCGGAATATTATGGAATCGAAACCTGGGATGAGGAGGAGGAAAATGAAACATCAACAATTGGAAAAGCTTTATTGATGAAAGCTAAAGACAGACATTGTGGTGAAAGTGATCTTGTTATTGGTTGGGATCCCTCACATCAAAAGTTTTATGATCTGGATAGTCAAAAGACGTTTATTGAATCTAATAAATTACCCACTTATGGAGTCGAAGATGCATTTTAAAGATTTAGAAGAGTTTAAAAAAGATTATAAAGCTCGAATTTCAAACCTAGCAGAAAAGAAAACTGAATGGATTAAAGACTTTGTTGAATCTCAAAAGCCAAAAGAACCTGTTAAAACTGTGAGTGAAATGTATAAGGAGATGAGAAGAGAAAAGGGCTTATTCAACCGTTAAGGTATTAAGCTCAATTGAAAGTTCTTTCAATACCTCTAAAGCCTTAACTGCATCTTTCTTAGAAAAAGATCGTCCATCAGCATTATTTAGCTTTCTACTAAGATAAGCAGCAGCATTCTTATTCGTTGGCCACATTCTACTTGCAATGTGTGATAAATCAACTTTACAATGATTTTTTAAATAGTCTTCAACTGTCATAAAGCAAAGGTATAAAAAAAAATGTACAAAATAATTTGTACTGTACAAAAATAATTGTACATTTGAAAATGTCAAATCAAGTATAACATTAAAATTTTTACAACAATGAAAACAGAAAAAGAACAAAAAGAGATTTACTTCATGCAGTCAGTCGTTCTGACTAATTACGCAAAACTATGCATCAAACTAAATGAGGTGCCAAGATTGGAAGTAATTGAACAAACTGCGAATTGTGAAGATTTAAAGACTCTGGTAGAATCAAACAAACTTATTCTATCAAAGCTTAAATAGAAGTTGGAACGACCTAGGCAAGTCACTAAAAGGCCTTTCAACCTTAAAATATAAAGATCATGAAACTACTTAATAATAATGCGAAGCATTTTGAAATGATTTCAAATAGTGGCAATTATAAAATAACAGCAAAGATGAAGGTTGATTATGATTCTGTAAATGACTTTTGGGGTACTAGAGAATGGGTTTATCAGGTTGTAGATTTACGAACTAACAAAAATGTAAATCTTACTAAAAAAGGTGAAAAAGTCTTAAAACCTTTTTATTTACGAAAGAAAAATTTCATTAAAGATCTTGATTCTATTGTGATGTTTTCGATAGCTATTTCAGAAATGAAAATAAATTCTGCTCGGTAATACCCGCTTTATAAAACAATAAAGGCTGGCCACCTATAAAAGGTCTCATGGTTATTAGTTTTTCCGGGTGGCATTTGATCATTTCCGTCACCCGGTTTTCAATCAATTAAATCAAAATCTTATGAAAAATATAACAGCACAGAAACGATATGCATCTATTAAGATACAAGATCAAGCAGTTGATAAAATAATTAAATCTATAGTTTATGGTGATACATGTGAAGGGGTTAGTTACTCCGTATTCAAAATGATGCCTGGGATCCAGTTTTTTAACTGTAATGTTAAATATCATCTATATGAAAAAATACTAAATGCCTTAAAGAGTATTGGTATAAAGACAAAGTCTTATAAAAATGAAAAGGGCTTTGATATTAAGATACTGAATATCGATTATTCATTTTAATAAAAAGTAAGGCTGACCCCCTATAAGAGGTCTCATGGTTATTAGTTTTTTAACTGGGCGGGTTAGCTCGCTCAGTTTTTACAACGAACAAATAAAATTACAGTATTATGACAACAGAAGAAATATTACAAAGCTGCACAATTGAAAATACGGTTGTGAAATTGCCAGAAATTCAACTTGAAAGAAACGCCTATATGGACGTTAAAAAGAAACTTGAATTGATTGGTGGTAAATGGAAAAGTGGAAAAGTTCAAGGTTTTGTTTTTGAGCAAGATCCAACCGATTTACTTTATCAAATTTCAAGTGGTGAAAAGAGAAATATTAAAAAAGAATTTCAATTTTTTGGAACACCAGATAAGCTAGCTGATGAATTGGCAATGTATGCAGATTTACAAAATAGCGATACTATTTTAGAGCCATCAGCAGGACAAGGCGCAATTATTAAGGCCATAAATAAAATTTGTGATGCGGTTCCAGATTGCTATGAATTAATGGATGTAAATATTTCAGTTCTACACAAATCTAATTTAATCTATTCTTTTATTGGTGCTGACTTTTTAAAAAACAAAGGCAAATTATACTCAAAAATTATCGCCAATCCTCCATTTACAAAGAATCAGGACATAGACCATTTAAAGGAAATGTATAAATGTCTTTCAATAGGAGGAAGATTAGTTTGTGTTACTTCTGAAAGTTGGGTAATTGGCGGTCAAAAAAAGCAAATTGAGTTTAGAAGCTGGCTTAATTCAATAGATGCTGAAGTGATTGACATTCAAAGAGGCGCATTCAAAGAATCAGGGACTATGGTTGGTGGAAAGATTGTTATCATTAACAAATAGTCTTTAAAGAATCATGGTTATTAGTTTTTAACTGGGCGGGTTCGCCTGCTCAGTTTTTACAACCAACAAATAAAATCTACAATGGATAAACTAACATTACAACAAGCGATCGAACAAGGTTATGAATACTTTGTATATCCTTCCGATGGTTATCAATCGTTAAAATCATTATCTGAATACTCAGAAGATGAAATCAATTGGAAAAATAATCCGACACTTTGCGGTAAAGAACCGCAGCATCCTGGTGGAATGGATGCGGAGGAATTAAGAGACCATTTGGCAGGTCTAATTTCCGATAATCACGCAAGTGAAACAGGATGTGATACGGATGGTGTTTACGACGCAATTAAAGAAATTGACTTCACCGAAATAGCGGAAAAAATTCAGGAAAAGCTTAATGGAATTAATTTCTTTTGGCAGTCTAAAATTGAGCTTATAAAGTCTGAGTGAAATATACTCCTTAAATGGTTAGTTTCTCCGGGTGGCATTTGATCATTTCCGTCACCCGGGTTATTTCAAGCAAATAATTTTAAAAGATGAAAATATATTATAAAGTCATTGAAGTCTGGTGTTCATTTCCATTTCAAGACATAATCGACCATAGATACTGTATATTTTCTTTTTCCAAAAAACCTTTTAGAGATCTGAATTTGAAATTAGAATCAAGCACTTCAATAAAAGACAAAGAGCAATTTTTAAAAGAAAGATTATCTCTTAAAAAAGTAACAGTAGAAAAATTAAAATAAAAATATTATGAAAGCAAAAAAATCAGACCAAGAATTGAAAAATGAATTATGGAAAATTCATGACCGTATACTAGCTCTAAAAGATCAGAAAAAGTTATTAGGACTTAATGATAAAGAAGATTTAGAGCTCAGAAACCTAGAAGTGAAGTTTAATAATGAATATCACGCTTTAAAAGAAGGGTATTAATTATGGAAAAAACAAAATACATAAAGGTAGCCGTAAGTGATAGGCTGCCGGAGAAAAGTAAATGCGTGAAGGTTATAGATCAATCGGACAATATTTATGATGGTTTTATAACAGATAAAGATGTGTGGCAGGTATACACACAATTTGAATATGGGAATATTGAATACTGGCTGGAGGAAGTCCCGGACCATGAGGAGGAAATGAGGGAGATATTACAATACATGTTAGAAAATGGATTTTGCGTTGATAAACATGGTGAAGATTTAAGCGTAAAAGTATCCAATTTAATCAAAATAAAAGAACAATCATGAGCGATATTGTAATTCTCAATCAAAGTCGAAAATCTGGAAACTATGAATATAACGGGGAAGCTACATCTGTTGTAAGTGAGGATAGATATGATGCAATTAAAACTTTGTGCTCATTTAAAGAAGGGCTTTATCAGATAAATATTGTAGGCTATGTCTCATGTAGAGGGAAGGGATGGTACGTATTCAAAGGGCTGTATAGAAAAAATGGAGTTCAATGTGTATTATTTAATGTTCAAGATTTAAGAGAGTTTGAAAAAATTTCAGAGTTAATCAAAAAAGAATGGAATTTAAACCGAATTACTGGTATAGATAGTGAAGATGCTTACTATAAAACTGTAACCATACGGGTGTTTAGAAAATAAACGGAAACCGGACCGTACTATCCGGCAATAATCAAAAACTTTTTTTTATGAAAAAACTATTTTTTATTGGTGCGTTTGCACTGATCATGCTAAGTGCATGTCAATCCGAAAACAACGAAGTAATTGCAAGTGCTTCAAAAACAGAGGAAATGGCTGCAAAACCATCAACTACAGGAAGAGAATTAAGCAATGAAGAGAAGGCTTTAAACCTGGTGAAATTTGCGCTTGTGAATCCGGATGTTTTGTCTAAACCTACTCCGGACCCTATCGCCCCCTCAATAGTTTGCCACACAGACTATAATTCACCAATCGGCAACGCTTGTGTAAGTTATGCTGGAGGTTTGTATAGAGTATCATGGACAAACCTAAAATACGTCGATGGTATTCCGTATCCATTTGTGATGCCGGAATCAGAGTGGACATCTGTGGGAGTTGCTACATGCAATTGCCTATAATCAACCCGGGGGCTACGGCCCCTTTTAAAAACAATAATATGAGCCACACAGAGAAACAAAGAATATTCGACCAGTACGCAGATAACAAAGGTTATGGAGATTGGGAAGAACTTCTTTATGAATTTAGCCTAGGATTAAAGAATGAAGATGAATTTATGTTAGATGTTTTCGCTGCCTGTGATTTGGTACAGCAGGAGCAGCAGAAGAGAATAGCGGGTAATCAACGAAAGATATTTTACAAGTTTTATGAAGAAGGAAAAAATAACTTCATATGTGCAATTCAAGCTAATACAGCAGATAAAGCTTATGAAGAGGCTTATTCAATTCATGGGCCACAAGTTGAAGACTGGTTTTATCAGATTATGACTGATGAAGAACAAATTTTAATGTCTGAAAACCTTATACGATGAAAATACACTATGATCCTTTCTCAAACCCTAACGATAACGAGTCGTTCAGTGAATATGGATACTGTGGCACTTACATATCTGATGGAAATTCTGCAGGAGATAAAGATTATGTTACTTGCAAGAAATGTATCAAAAAGTTTAAGCAAGCTGATGATGAATTAAAACGAGCAAAATACTCCCAATATAAACAAATGGAAGAATTTGTCAACTCAATGAATTTACAAAATATAATACAATGAAATTACCACATATAAAAAATATTACTAAGTGTAATCATTGTGGGTCTGCCTTCGGTTATTATCAAAAACAATTTATGTCAGGATGGATTCAAGATAATACTTTGTTTGAAACCGGCGCTAATAGCAAAAGAGAAAAGTACAATCCTGAAATGTGGGATTCTTTGAATAGTGGTAAATATAATCCTACATGTTATTGTATGGATTGTGATAAACCAATTGGCACACTACCAAAGGAAGATATAGGAACTTTTTAAAAACAAAACAATGACAAAAGAACAAAAAATACAAGAAGCCTGGGGTGATGATTGGGAAACAGTAAAAAAATATGTGAATGCAAAAACAGGTATTGCTGATATTCCCAGCACGGTAAACAGGGCTGAATATCTAAAAAAATACAAATTTATAGCAACATGGCCTGATGTAACAGGTTTTAAACAAAGCTTAATCCCAGAACAACTATCAGGAATCGAAACCAACAACGGTTGGGTAAAGATTGAAAGTGAAGAGGATCTTCCAAATGATGATAATCTTTATTGGGTTATTAGAAGTCATTCTGCTTACATATCAATTGAACGTAGTAACGGAAATGGGTTCGGTAATTATCAAGGATATAAAGTCACTCATTTTCAACCGATAGAAAAACCTAAACCTCCAATTTACTAGACATGACAAAAGAAGAACAATTGAAAATATATGCGGCATATCTGCCGTATGGGTTGGAAGGCCAATTGATTATTGATAGGCAATCAGATTTTGAAATGCAAGATTGGGCTGACCTCTCAAAGTTTAAAAAAGGAACAATATGGAATCTATGTGGTTATGCTGACGATGATTTGCAAATCCCAATGGGTGAGGACGAGTTTAGGGGCTGGCTATGGAGAAATGGGCAAACCTATGTTAATTTTCACCATTCTGTAAAACCAGTTCTTTATCCCTTAGAGTTTTTAACCAAGGAGATAGAACACGAGGGGAAGACAATAACACCAATTGAAGAGATAGCTAAAGATCTTGAAATGAACGCTGCAGAATATATGTTTCTCACGGCTAATGTAGGAAGTCAGGAATTCGATTGGTTAAGAACCGCCACATACCCTGTAATTCAAAAAATGTTATAATATCATCTAAATGTGTTTTCGCTTCCGGATGACCAGTTTATCAACAAAGCAACACTATGCAATACTTCAAAGTAACATTTGTACCAGTAGAATATGGAGAAAAAGCCCTAACGGTAATAGTTCCATTTTCTTCAGAGATAGAAATGAAGAAATTTTATGAGGGTGACTCAAATCAGATAATTGACTATACCAGGAGTTCCGAAAAAGAATACAACGAATGGTCTTCAACTGAATCTAAAAAGAAAAAATTTCAAAAACTAACAAAGCAACTTTAACCAATAAAAATTAAAACAATGGAAAACAAAAAAATTAAATGCTACACAATATCAATGGGTGAAGATAGTAAGCTCATTGATCCGGATATTCAAAATATATTAGATACTATTCAAATTGAATTAGAGGAAAATTGTACTGAAGCAGACCCTTTAAGTTTTGATTTTGGAGTAGTGCATTTAACACAGGAAGAAATCGACAATCTGCCTGAATTTGATGGATTTTAACCAATAAATAAATTATACAATTATGTTAACAGAAATAAACGAAGCAAAAAGATTTTTAATCGAAAAATTTGGAAGTGTAGAAAAAGTAAAGCCTGGAACATATGCAGTTCCTACAAACACTTCAAAAGGGCCTGCTTTTATGAAGGTTGTTATTAATGAAGAACAAGGTATGAGTGATTTTTCTCTTTGGCTTGATGAAGAATTAACCCAAACTTGGTATTAACCCCGTGCCATCTTAGGGTGGCCCTTTAAAACAAAACTTATGGACTTATTTATAAGATTTCCGGATCAATCACAAAGTTTTACTGCAGGAGTTGAATATGGGAGGATATATGGAAGAATGGAGGCCGGTCATGAATCAGTAACGAACAACGGGTTCCCGGTAAGAGTAGAAAATAAAGATCTGCTGAAAGTAACCTGTCAAAAGTTTGGTTACGCTTGTTCTTTTGGATCGGAATACTTTGGTGAATGGGTAGAGTTCACAGCATTTAAAATACAAACATCTAAAAATTAATTTATGAAACCACAGGAACTAAGAATAGGAAACTACGTTAATCATAATTCATTCGGTATTTCTAAAATTACAGGAATACTTGAAGATGATTTACGTGTAGATTATGACAATAATAATTACTGGGACTACTGTAAGTATATTGAACCCATAGAGCTTACCGAAGAGTGGTTGCTGAAGTTTGGGTTTAAAGCAGAAAGGTCAACGGTATATTTAAAGCTAAAGTATTCAACTAATGTTTCGGATTATGTATTGTATAATCGTGAGACAAAAGAATTATTATTTGTTAAAGATAATCAGTTGTGGTTATGTAAACATGAATACGTCCACCATCTGCAGAACTTGTACTTCGCTTTGGTAGGAGAAGAATTAACTATAAAGTAATTACGGAAACCCTCATTACCTTATAAATCAACAAAACTAAATTTGAACATGAAATTTTTGAAAGAATTTATAACTGATTGTCTGCTCTTCCGACATCCGGATAGGCAAATTAAAACCGTAGGTGTCCTTATCTGGTTCGTCTTCATTGCCTGGATATGTTTTTTAATTAAATTTGAAATATGAAACCATTAGAAAGTATTATAAAAAAAGAAGATGGAACTAAACTAAAGTTTCAGACATATATTTGGAGTGAAATGAGAGATTATAACGTAGTTAAATGGAGTCAATCCGTTCAAAAAAGTCTAGTGGGGAAAAGAAAGTGGACTTTGGCAGAAAAAGGAGTTGATTACACAGATGATGATCTAAGGCTGGAAAGACTTAAATACGCTGAAGAGTTAAAAAAATCAATTTAAAATCTCCATATATTTACTCCATGGAAAACCAGGAAGAATTAGAGAGACAAATATTAGAGATCGTTAAGGCGCAACACACAAAGGACGGAGGAGCCAACGGCGTCAACTTCGGCAGCTTTGACCACTTTCTAAACATGTCCTTAGAGGAAAGAAATGAGTTCCTACTACGGATGGCTAAAGAGAAAAAAATAGCCGTTTTTAACAGCTTAAACATGAGGCGTATTACAATGCCTAAATAAACAAAACCCCTGCATTAAC